GAACCGCTGCGTAGAGCTCGGGGTGTTGGGCCTTCAGTTCTTCTTTCGTCATGTTCGTTTTTCCTCGAGGTGCGGCAGGATGGGCCGCGTTGGGGTGAGTGTTCTGGGCGCGTTTGGCCGTGGAGCTGTCCATCGGCTTCTCGAGCGGCACGTCCGGGCCTGGGCCCATGGTGACCTCGACGTCGTGTCCGCTGAGCATCCGCAGGCCCAGCTCGATAACCGGAACTGCCGCTTCCGGATCGTGAGGAGGAGGCGCGTCCGCGGGCTCTTCTTTCGTCGCTGCGCGGAGAGCGTTGTCCGAGGAGCTCTCCCACGGCGCCTTGAGCCCGAACTGCGCGTAGTGCTTTTGGAGGTGCGAGCGGACGCCGCCGAGTTCACTCTCTGGGATGCTCGTGCCGCCGCGCGATCCGGAGACCGCGTCGCCCGCGGCGATCGTCCCCTGGCGGCTCGTGACGAGACCGCCGTTCGAAACGTCGTGATGCGGAAGCTTGTACGAGCCGAAGTCCTCGACGTTCTTCTCGTCGTACCAGGCGAATCCGTTTCGGTACTTCGTCCAGTCGATCTTGTCCTTCGACCCGCTGCCGTCGGACGAGGCCCACTTGCGCATCCGACCGACCGCGGCGGCCCCGTCCCATGAGGTGTCCTCGCGCTTCGGGTATTCCTTGTACGGGACGGCCTTCGCGAGCGGCGGCGCCTTGGATGCCGCCGCTAGCGCCATCGCAGCCGCCGGCGCATGCCGAAACCCGCTCAGATCGAGCGCCGAGGCCATCGCCGCGGCAGCTTTCTTCGCGGGAACGACCTTCGTCGCGTACCCGTTTCCGAGCGCCTCGTCGGCGTTCATCCACGTCTCGGCGGCCATCGCCGCTTTCACTTCGTCGAGGCTCTTCCCAGTGCGCGCGGCGTAGACCCCTGCGAGCGTGTCGCCGGTCTTGTCGAGATAGTCGGCGGTCTTCCGCATGTCGCTCGCGGAGCCGATTGCCAGCGTCCACGGGTCGTGGATCATCATCATGGCGTTGTCGGCCATGATGATCTCGTCCCCCGCCATCGCGATCACGCTCGCGATCGATGCCGCCAGGCCATCCACATGCACCCGGACGGGCGCCGGGTGCTGCGCGAGGATGTTGTGGATCGTGACCCCCTCGTCGACGATCCCGCCTCGGGAGTTGATGCGGACGTTGATCTGAGACGCGTCCGGATTCGCCGCGAGCGTGTCGAGCACTTGCTTCGCGGTCGGAGAATCGCCGTACGAATCCCCGATCACGTCGTAGAGCGCGATGTCGACGACCTTTTGAGCCGCTTCACTGCGCACCGCGACATCGAATGCCCACCTGGTCTTCATGCGAGTGCCCTCAGCGCGGGTGCCTTTGCGGGCGCCGCGGAGCCGTCGTCGTTCGTTGGATCGGCGTTGATGTCGTCGGGGTTCGCGGCCGGTGCCGCCTTTGATCCCTTGCCCATCGCGGCGAGCTCCGCGAGCCACCGATTCGCGTGGAAGAGCTCCTCGTTCTCGCGGACGAGCTGCGCGACGACCTTCGAGTACCGAGTACCGAAGAGCTCGCGGGCCGCGCGCGCCCGAGTGATGAGCCCCTTCTCGATCGCCTCTGAGTACCCAGAGACGAGCTTCGAGAGGTCCACCGCCGGCTTGATGTGGCCGGTCCAGTCCGCCGACATCCATGCGCCGGACGTCGCGTAGCTCGAGGGGTCGCGCGTAGCGTCGAGCAGCCCGCGCGCCTCGATCCGCTTCGCCGCTACCTCACCGAGAAGCCACTCACGATAGATCGGGTCGCAGAAGCGATCGCCGAACTCCGTGCGGATCTTGTTGAGATACATCTTGAACTCGTTGATCGCCGCCTGCGACGCCGAGTAGTTCGAGTTGAACGAGAGCGTCAGAATCTCGGGCGGGATCTCGTTCGCCCACGCGACCGCTTGAATGATCGCTTCCTCGAATCCGCCGAAGCGCTCGTCGGTGCCCGTTGACGGGAACGCCTTGGGCGATTCGCCCTGCTGCAGCTCTTCGATGACGACGCCCGGAATCTGCTCGGCGGCTTTGAAGCTCCGAACCGAGTTGTCGGACGCCGCCGCGGTCTCGGACCCTCGACGGATGGCGCCGCCGGTGAGTGGGCGCGTTCCGGGCTTGTCCGCGTTCTTCTCGACGAACATCGCATACATCGAGTTGATGACCGCCTTCCGGAGCGCGGCATCGCGATATCGGTCGACCTCCTTCAGCGACTGAAGGATGAGCGAGAGCATCGGCTTCCCGCGGACGTCGTCGAGCTTTCGGTCGCTCCCGTAGACGAGCCACGCGAGGCGTCGGCCGCTCTTCTCGCCGTACGCCGGGAGGCGCTTGTATTGCGTCCCGCCGTAGTTTCCCGTCTCCTGAACGATCCAGTAGGCGAGGTGACGTCCTTGCGCGTCGCGCTCGACGCCGTGGTCGATACGGTTCCCCGTGTCGTTCTTCATCGGGCTTTGCACGCACGAGCCCGAGACGAGCTGGATCTTCGGAAGCCCCGTGCGCTGGTCCTGCCGATTGACGACGAGGACGTCTCCGGCGATGAGCGCCTCCATCCGCGCAGCCACTTGGAGCGCGCCGAAGGTGCTCTGCTCCGCGAAGTCGCAAAGCCGCGGCTCGTTGCCCCAGATCGCGAATCGGTTCTCGACGTCCTCCGACCACTCGGCGAGATCGTTCTCCTCGACTCCGAGGAGGTCCTCATCGGGAGAGGCCTCGAGATGGAGGCCCGTGTTGATCTCGTTCGTGACGAGGCGTCGGATGATCCCGCGCGCGTAGAGGTTGGTCTCGAAGAGATCGACCGACCTCTGACGGAGGGTCCAGTAGTCGGTGAAGAGGAGGCGGGTCGGACCGAAGCCGCCCTGCCACTTCGAACCGTCGTCGAAGTACCACTGCATCCGCCAGTCCGGGCGGGCGGCGTTCCTCACACGGCCGCCGGGTTCGGCGTCCCTGCGCTTCGCGCTCACGAGCCGAACTTTGGGAGGGCTGAGGCCGAACATCAGTAGGAGGGTGTGACGTGCGTCGCGCCGCCACACCGAAGCGCGCGGAGCGTCTGACGCCGGTTCATGAGCGAATCGATCATCCCGGAGAGGCGAATCAGGTCCGCCTTCGTCACGCGTTGTCTCGTTTGGCCCGTGTCGAGCTCGTAGGATTGGACGCCGGTGTTCAACGCGAGAACGGCCGCCTCGAACGCGACAATCGTCGCTTCGACGGCAGCGATCCGCGCGTCAAGAAACGTCGAGTCATCGTCGCAGCAATCAACCATTGGGGGGTTCCACGAAGAAGAGTCGCTGCTCGAGACACATGTCGTAGAAGGCCTGCCAGTTCACGAACTCCATCTCGAGCTGCCCGCGGCAGATTTCCCACGCGAGGAGGTCGAGCCCCGCGTTCGCGTAGACGAGAAGGTCCCAAAGCTCGTTCGGTGCGCCCGAGGGGCGGACCCACTTCCAGCCGATCCGGTTTTGCGTCCCCGGCTCGAGCTGCTCTTTCTTCTGCTCGACGGTGAGCTCCTTCAGCTGCGCCTCGCTCGCGTCGAGCGGCGCGTTGAAGTGCCCCTGCGGCTGCAGACTGACACCGTCCCAGCTGCGCCGGAGCGCGGCCGACCATCGATCCTTGTAGAAGTCGACGGTGATCGCGAAAGCCCGCGCGCCCATCGGCGTCGTGAACTCGGAGAACTCTTTGAGCGTCGCGCTCTTCGCCGGAGCGTCGCGTCCCTTCACCGGGTAGACGCTCGACTCGTATTCATTCGCGAAGCGGTAGACGTCGTCGCTCCGATAGCCGGAATCGATCAGCGTGATCGCGATGCGGTACTTCTTCCCGTCGTCCGCGGTGTAGAGCTCCGGGTTCTCGATGAGCGTCCGGAGCCGGCCCCACGTCGGCGCGTTGTCGAGTTGCTCCGTGTCGCCCTCGAACCGCCAGTAGTCGATGAGGATCGCTCGACGATCTCGGCACCACCCGAAGACGGAAACGGCGAGGTTATCCTTGTGCACGTCGACCGTGCACGTGAGGAGCAGGACGGGGCCGCCGCAGTGCTTCGCTGCGAAGCCGTTCGGCACCTTGCCGAAGTGGTAGTCGAGCCGCTTGTGGCCGCTCACGGCCTCGTAGCGGACCCTCTCACCGGTGAGCGTGAACGGCTCACCCAAAACGTTGTTGTAGAAGACCTGGAGCGCGCCCATGTCGCGCGGGCGGTTCCGAGGAACGTCCCAGCCGTCGAGCCACTTCGCGACGCACGCCGCGAAGGTTTGCATCCCCACCGGCGAATAGAGCGCGCTGAGCTGGTAGCTCCGGACGAACGGCTCTCCGGGCGCGGTCGGCTTCCACTCGGCCCCGTGATCCGGGTCGAGGAGCCGCGTCTTGTCGTCGTTTGCGTGCGGGTGCCCGCACTCCTGACAGAGATAACGGACCGAGTCGTGAACGAGCTGGTCGTTCTCGGTCTGCCACGTCATCCCGCCGACGACGCCCGTGTCGGGATCCGTGTGCTGGAACCGCAGCACCTGGGCGAAGTTGCACTTCAGGCACCGGACGAAATAGCGGCGCTGGTCGCCGCGCTTGAATCTCTTCTCGATGTTCGACTGCCCGCGGATGAGCGGGGTCGAGATGTCGAGCACCTTGCGCGAGCCCTCGAACGCCGCCGTGCGGTCGAACGAGAGCTTCATCGGGTCGCCGTCCTTCCCAACGGTCAACGGGAAGGCGTCGATCTCGTCCCGGAGCATGATCCGGATCGACATCGAGCGGAGCTTGTTGGCGTTCTGCGCGCCGAACGGGATCAGGAACCCGCCGCCGTACCACTCGACTTTTTTCTCGGTCCGCCCAGTCTTCCGGGCGTTCCCCTCGTCGCTCGAGGTGATGAGGTGCTCGAGGCCGGAGGCCTGGAGCATCGGAATGATGTACGACTCGAGCCGGATCTTCGCGAGCTCGGCGTCCGCGGTGACGAGCATCACCGGCGCCGTCTTCACGTGCGCGATGCAGTAGCCGAGAGCGTTCTCGAGGACGCCGGTCGTCGCGCAGATCTGGACGCCTTTCATGAAGGCGACCTCGCGGATCGGCGAGTCGACGCTCAGGCAGTCGACGATCTCTCGAAGGTATGGCGCGACACTGAAACGGAACGGGCCCGGGAGCGCCGTCGTCGACGCGGGGAGGTAGCGTTGCGCCTCCGCCCAGGCGGAAGGCAGGAGCACGGCGAGCTCGTCCGTGAGCCCGTCGAACTGCGTCGCGAGCCAGTCCTCGTCCGTTGTCCGAGTGTCAGGCATTCGCCGCCGGCGGCTCGCGGAGCGTCCGCGTCGCGCGCGACTTCACGATCTTCAGCTGCGAGGAGATGAGCTCGCGGACGACGCGCTCCGCTTCCTCGACGCCGGCGCCGGCGGCGCCCATTCCGAGCAGGCGCCCGGCGATCGTGCGGGGCGTGTCCCCGAGGAGCCGTTTGTTCTGCTCCTCGAGCGCGCCGAAGATGCTCTTTCGGACGAGCTCACGCGAGATGAGAGACCCTTCGGTCTCCTCGTTCGCGAGATGGGTCTTGCGGATGTCCTCGATCGTCTTCAGGGCACCGAGGAGATCCGAGAAAGCGCGGAAGGTGCCGAACCGTTCGGCGAGCTCGCGGATCGTCATGTCCGCGTAGGTCGGGAGCTCGGCGAGCTGCTCGAGCCCGAGGCCCATTCCGATCTTGATGCGGGGCGCCGGAACGTCGCCTTTCGGTCGGAGCGCGGTCGGTTCGCGTCGTCGTTTCGGGGCCGGCTTCGGCGGCTCCGTCGGAGCGCGTGCGCTCTTCGGTGCCGCTTTCGTTCCCTTGATCGGAGCGCGGTCGGATCCGGTGCCCTTCCGAGCGCCGATGTAGGTGCGAGCCGCGGCGTGCTCCGCGTCGATGCGGTCGCCGACGAGCGCGGCAGCGAGCGGGCCGCGGAGCGCCTTCGAGATCGCCGGCTTCGTGACCTGCGCGAGCTTGGCGAATTCCGCCTTTGATAGAAGTCGCTGTGCCATCGGTCGGCACGTGTGCCACCGGGTTCGGCGTTAACCTGCGGCGGTTAACCCCGACCGAAAACTCAGAATTTGTAAGGGGGGCGCGGCGGCGCTCGCAAAC